CCCGTTCGGGCTGGCTTGCGATCGCCAGAGATCTGAAGGATCTCTGCGGTGAGCTCCGCTCTGCTGCTCTCGAGCAGCGTTGCGCCGAGCTTCCTCCCTGTCACAGGTTTCCCAAGAAATTGCTTATTTGGCTTGATCGCCGATTGAGTGTAAAGGGCAAGCTTGCCTTCAGCAGGCTTGCACGCGCTTTGCCAAGCGCTCCTCAATCGGTTAAGGAAGAAGCAATTTCCTCCCACCTTAAGACGCTGCGCAGTAGACACGTGACTCCTCCACGCCTCCTGGAGGATCTCAAGCATCACGTTTACACACTGCTGCGCGGTAAGTTCCAAAGAATGTACTCTTACACTGTGCCTTCGTCGTCTGCAGCTACGGTTGAAATCGGACGTAAGGGTGGTGGTTACAACGCTGTCGTCCAAGACCTCGTGAGGGAGGTATCCTCGGATAACCTCTTCGGTCTTGCGTTGCGGGCTCGCCCTGGAGCTAGCGCGCCCGTGGAGCGTAACCATCCCCTTGCCGATGATTTCGAGCGTAGGCTCAGTAGACGAATACGCAAGGACCGTGGCTTGCTTCCCCCTTCTATGGAGAGCGCCGAGCTTGACGCCTGCTATGCGACTGGCAGGCTGTTGAGGAACTCGGTAGAGAAGAGGGTTGTGCACCACGCGAGCGTAATCGCCGAACTGGGGATGAAGGCACGAGTGATTACCCTTCCACCCGCGCACGTGTTTGCCCGTGGAGACTTGGTTAGACAAGTTCTCTGGCCCGTACTCCTGAAGGAGATCCCACAGATCCTTCCGTATGCCCCGCATACGGAGGAGGAGATCCTTCAGCGACTGGTACGGGGGGCCCATGCAAGTAAGGTCTACCTTTCGGCTGACCTTACTTGCGCGACGGATGGCTTTGGACATGATGCAATTGTCGCGGTCATTGAGGGATTGAGGTTGGCTGGATTCCCCAGTCACCTCGTCCCAGAACTCCGAGAGTCCCTCGGAGTTGGCGACAGGCCGCATTATGTCCGGTACCATCTTAGTCAAATGGACCCGTCGACACGTGCTTGGGCGAAGAAGACGTTTGATGTGGTTGATGGGAAGTATGTTGAGGTGGAGAAGTCCAGGGGTTCCCTTATGGGGACTCCCTGTTCCTTTTCCATCCTCAGCATAATCAACCACTGGATGAGTCAGTTGCTCGGTCCTCACCGGATCATATGTGGGGATGATCTGGCAGCACTGACTCACCCGGCAAACGTCTCTTCCTATTCGCAGAGAGCCTCTGCGGTAGGAAGCAAGCTCCACGAGAGGAAGTCTTTCAGGTCCAAGATAGGTTTCGTGTTCTGTGAAGCCTATGCCCTCTTGACCGAGGAGGGTGGCCTGAGGTCTTTCCGACCTCCGTCTCTCAAGGAGTTTGTCAGGAAGGGTAATGGGGTTATGACTCAGGATTCTGTGGACCCTTCTTCGTTCAACCGTCTTGCTAGGTGTGCCCGCACACTCTACAAGAAACAGCGGCTCGTTGCGGCGAAGAAGCACAGACCAGCCGAGCTTCCAAGTTGGCTTGGCGGCCTGGGGCACCCTTGCAAGGGACGCTTGCGCGTTCCTTCCTGGTGCCGCCGGGCCCTCTTGGAGCTGTATCTGTGTGAGAATCCTGATCATGGCGGAAGCCATAACCCCTTTGAGTACATACGTGTTCTTCAAGTACCTGCTGTACCCACCGCAAGGGGGGTACACCGAAGGTGTACATCCCTGTCTGAGGAGTGGACGCAATTCCACAAAATTGACGAGCCTCAGCCAGGGGATACCTTCCTCACCAATAAGGAGGTTAGCAGCTATATTGCGGTAGCTGCTAACTGGTCTTATCTTTCTAAAGGTGAGAGGTTCATGAAAACACGTCCAAACGATATCAGCGTATCGAAGCAGAGGTGGCCCAAGCCTG